GGCCTTCCCCACCCTGATCCCAACCTCCCGCGAGTTCACACCCGGCGACTGGCCCATAAAGCGCTTCAGCTCGCAATCAGGCGCTGAGGTACGCATCCTCTACGGCAGTCAGCGCATCAATGCCAAACTTAGTTTTAACTATACCAATATATCTAATGCTAATGGTCAGCTATTTCTAGACGACTACAACAGTACCTACGGTACACTACGTACTTTTACTCTACCGTCTGTTCTGTTTAGCGGATGGCCTAATGCCACTGGATTAAACGCACCACCTGGTACCCGCTGGCGTTATGAGAGTGAGCCTAAAATCCAGCATGTCTACGCAGGACGTTGCTCCGTCGCTGTCGAACTGATAGCTGTCGCCTAGGCCGCCGGTAAACTGAGGCAACACACGAGACGTAGTCGTCATGGCTTTCTATACAGGGCGCACCGGGTCCCTAACCTTTGACGGAAAGCCAGTGGCTAAAATCCGTGATTGGTCGTTGGATACCACGGTTGAGTTGTTGTCCACTAACGCCATTGACAGTACCGTTAATACCTTTACCCCTGGAGTCAAAGGCGCAACAGGTAGCGCCACACTTATCTACTACAGACTTGAAGGCACCGAAAGCGCCTCTTTCACGCAGTTCACAGCACTTCTTAGCCGAATTATGAAAGGCGGTGCTGCAACCGAATCTGATCGCGTGTTTTTGGAGCTAAATGTAGGCGGCGGTGCTGCAGACGACATCAAATTTAATGCGTACATCACCAGCGCCCAAGTCAGCGTCAGTACTGGCGAGTTGAGTACCGTGCCAATCCAATTCACCATGGATGGTGACTTTGTTGAAGTCGTTACTGCGTAATGGCCGTCTTCCTTGGTGCAACAGGCAATATCCGGCTAAAGCGCGGCAGCCAAGCCGGGCTTAGTCAGTTCGCAGACCAAATCACTCCAGACGATGTAACGCTTCCCCTAAATCGGGTAGGCCTAGCCCGCTCCGGTGACAACCTTGTCACAGGGGATCGAATCGAGATCGGCACTACCGATCCACGCGGTTTGATCTGCTTCGCCTCATCCAACTGGCCAAGCGCCACCGTTGAAGACACAATTACTGCTTACGTCAATGTCAATGCTGTAGGTGGTTTACGACTTTTCGACACCTTTGACGAGGCCGTCAATAACAATCGCAGCGCAGAATATACTGTCACTGCTTTCTCGGGCGCGGCCCTGCCCGTAACTATCACGCTACGAGATAGTGTTACCCGCGTACTAGGTAATGTTACTAACTACGAACTCAATACAACCCGCGACCAAGTAGATACTACATCCCTCAGCGACAAGTTCAAAACACAATTTGCTGCCGGCTTGATTAGCGGTAGTGGTCGTATAGACTGCTTATTTGATTCTAGCACAACCGGCATTAACGAAGTGCCATTAATGTTGCTGCAAACTCTGCAGCGTGTAGATATTGGCAGCAGCTGCGACTTGGCACTGTACATAGTTGACAGATCACTGGCTCCCGGCGAATCATCTGTCTACTACGAGTTCGAGGCAACCATAACTGCGTCAGGCTTAAACGTAAGCGCTGATGCAATCATAACGTGTACACTAGACTTTGTTACAACTGGAGAGATCAAACTATTAGTCGGAGAACCATCTGGGTACATTCTTAAAGAAGACGAAGACCGCATTTTCCTAGAGCGCTCTCTCGATTTCCTGCTGACAGAATCCGAGGACTAAACTGGGCCAAGCAGTACCCATTAGCGGAGCCGGGTTTTGGCCGACCAGCGTATTACCCAACTAACAGCGCTGCCCAAAGCTGGGGTCGCTGCTACCGATGTCCTGCCGATTGCGGACATCTCGGCTTCAGAGACCAAAAAGGTAACCGCCAAGGATCTGGTTGCCGCGGGCATCGATCTCGTAGACAACGGCGAGATCGACCTCGCCAAACTCGACCAAGCCAGCCTCACCAAACTAGGCACAGAAGCCCTGGCTGATGGTGCGGTCACCTACGCCAAGCTCCAAGACGTCAGCGCTACTGACCGTCTTCTGGGTCGCCGCACTGCTGGCGCAGGTGATGTAGAAGAAATCGTTTGCACTTCAGCCGGCCGAGCACTACTTGACGATGCCGATGCCGCTGCCCAACGCACCACGCTAGGTCTCGGAACGCTTGCCACCCAATCAGGCACGTTCAGTGGTACACACAGCGGCACCACCTCCGGCACCAACACTGGTGACCAGACCATCACACTTACAGGTGCTGTTACAGGAAGTGGCACAGGCTCGTTTGCCACTTCTATTACTAACAGCGCAGTCACCTACGACAAGATACAAAATACAACCACCACTAATGTTGTATTAGGTCGCAGCAGTGCTGGCAGCGGCACCGTAGAAGAAATTGCGTGCACATCTGTCGGACGCGCAGTAATTGGCAGCGCCACTGCAGCCGATCAACGCACAGCACTCGGTCTGGGCAGCATTGCTACGCAATCTGCCGGAGCTGTAGCGATTACAGGTGGTTCGCTTAGTGCTGTTTCTATTACATCCGCATCTACAGCGATTACTGGCGGCAGCATTACCGGCATCACTGACCTCGCTGTAGCCGACGGAGGCACTGGAGCTAGCAACGCCGCTGATGCTCGCACCAATCTCGGTGTGACCATTGGTACCAATGTGCAAGCCTATGACGCAGGTTTGCAATCCATTGCGGCCCTAACAACTGGTGCCAACCAAACTATCTACACCACTGGTGCCGACACCTACGCGGTAACCGGTCTGACCGCCGCAGGTCGAGCACTACTCGACGACGCCGACGCTGCCGCGCAGCGCACAACACTCGGGCTAGGTAATGTCGCCACCGCTAACAGCATCGGCACCGGTGAACTGACCGACGATGCAGTCACCGCAGCCAAACTAGCCAACGAGTCGACCGTTGAGTTTGTTACATCGCTACCAGCAAGTGGCGCGTACAACGGCCAGCTTGCACTAACAACGGGCGACAACAAAGTCTATTCGTGGAGCGGTGCAACTTGGACTCCAATTAAAGCCGCTGGCTCACTTAACACACTTGTAGGTGGCACGGCTGGAGTCGTCAACGTAACCGTATCCGCAACAGGCGACACCGCCACAATCAACACCACCCTCGACAACACCGCAAGCGCCGCACAATTTTTAGCTGGCCCCACTGCAGCAAGTGGAGCCGTTACTTACCGCACCATTGCTGGCGACGATTTACCTACAGCAACCACTACAACCAAAGGTGTTGTAGTTGTTAACGGCAACGGCTTAACTATTAGCGGCGACACAATCGCCATCAATAACACAGTCACCGCAGAAACAAGTAACCATCACGTTGTTCAGTACAACTCCAAAGGTCTAGTAACAGGTGGCCGCACGCTCGTAGGTGCTGATGTACCTGTAGCCACCGTAAGTACTGTCGGTGTTATCAGTCCCGGTAGTGGTTTAGGCGTTACCGGGCTCGGTACCCTTAATCACACTAATGCAGTCGTTGGAGGTACTGCAGCCAAAGTCACATACGACAATCAAGGCCACATCACCAGCGCTCTATCTCTCAGCTCTACTGATATTCCAGATCTTGACGCTAGCAAGATTACAAGCGGCACATTCAGCACTGCCCGTCTTGCACCAAACAGCGTCACCGCAGATCAGCTAGCTGACTACGGAATCGCGCAAGTCAGCAGCTCGCAGCCTGTCCCCGAGTTCGCCGGCCAACTCTGGATCAATCCCACCGACCGCACCGCTTACGTCTGGGTCGGTCAAGTCTCCCCAGCTCAGGGCTACTACCTCCCACTTAACAACGAGTTCGGCGCTCAGGCCAACTTGCGTTTCGGTGGTACGTACAACGCTAACACCAACACCATCGCCAGCCTGAACACTTACGGCGCCGGCGCTGGTCTGACAGTTGGATCCTCGCTGGTTGCCCCGACGGCAGCCAGCGCTGGCGTTTATCTGCTGGTAACCACTGCTGGCACTGGCGTAGCACCTGCACCAGCTGTCGCCCTCGACGTTGGCGACTGGCTCCTCAGCCCCGGCCAAGGCACAACGTGGACACACGTCAACTTGGTTGGCGCGGGCATCAGCGTGATTGATGCTGGTGACGTCACTTTCTCTGGTGGCTCCTTAACGCCCGCCATGACTGGCGTCGCGGACGCCGAAGCAGCTCTGACCACATTGTGGGGCCGCGTCCAGATCGCCACAGCATCAACGCTAGGCATTGTCCTCGAAACAACCGAGATCGAGGTCAACAACGCCACGGGTGCCATGACAGTTGGCACTGTCGATGAAGGCACCTACTGAGTGGTGGCATGTCTGGCTTTAATTACAATGGCGAAAACCTGCCCAAAGGAGGCACACCCGGTGAGCTGCTTGTAAAAGTCAGCAACGCCGATTACTACGTCCAATACAAAACTCTCACGGAAGTCTTCGCCGAATACGAATTCGAGATCGACGAGGGCGAATACTAGACTGGGCCGTAACGCCGTCCCCCGGGAGTTAAGGCATGGCTACCTACAAGCACATCCGCAGCAGCACCGCAAATAAGCGCCCGACAACCTCTATCGCCGATGGGCAACTGGCGTTAAACACCAACGCCACTAGCCCTGGCCTGTTTTTCAAAGACAGCACTGGGGCGACAATTATCAAGATTGGCCCTGTACACGTCGGTACTACGGCACCTAACGCCACACCTGGCGCAGGTGGCAGCAGTGGCAACAGCACCGGCGAAGTGTGGCTAGACACGAGCATCACCCCCGTCGGCGTCAAAATCTGGAACGGAAGCGCCTGGGTCAACGGCACCCCCACCGGCAGCACCACCGTTCAAGGTCTGCTGGAACTTGCTACTGACGTAGAAACTCAATCAGGCAGTGACGCTGCGCGTGCCGTCACACCCGCCGGACTGCAGTCCAAAGTCAGCGACAGCATTAGTACCACAAGCTCGACCACTATCGCATCGAGCACCGCAGTAAAAGCTGCCTACGACCTTGCAGCAGCTGGTTTGCCCCGGTCCGGCGGTACTGTTACCGGAAATCTGGAGATTGGCACAACCGGAAGTCTTACATTTGAAGGTTCGGTAGCTGATGGTTTTGAAACAGCACTCGCTGCTACTAACCCTACTGCTGACCGTGTAATTACCCTGCCTGATATTTCGGGCACGGTCGTGACTACTGGCGACACTGGCTCAGTTACCAGTGCAATGATTGCGAACGGCACGATTGTTAGCGGAGATATTGCCAGCGGTACTATCGTCGATTCCAACATCAGTGCATCCGCAGCAATCGCTGTCAGCAAGCTTGCTGATGGTGCTGCCGGCCAAATCATTCAAACCGACTCTGCCGGAACCGGAGTCGAATGGAGCGACACAGCAAACCTACCGCTAGGCAGTGCTGCGGCGCCCGCTTACCGGTTCCAGGGCGACAACAACACCGGCATCTATTCCCCCGGTGCAGACCAAGTAGCCATCTCGACTAGTGGCACCGAACGCGCCCGCATCGACAGCTCTGGCAGGTTATTAGTTGGCACGTCTTCTAGCTCTAACGTCAATATCGCTACTTTCCAAGGAAACTCGTCTCTGAGCACTGGCACTGGCATTGTCAATATTGCACTAGGCAACACATCTCCTGGGACAACTGATCAACTTGGCCGCTTGCAGTTTACCGATAGTGGACACAACTCTGCTGCTGAGATTGTTGGCCAACGTGATGGCGGCACTTGGAATACAAGTACAAGCCGTCCTACAAGATTAGTGTTCTCCACTACCGCCGATGGAGCGAGCAGCCCGACGGAGCGGATGAGGATACCTTCAACAGGAGACATTCTTTTCAACAAGACCGCAACCGACGACACATCCGCAGGTTTCGCATGGCGTGCTAGTAATTATTTCTCAGCAGTCAGAAGTGGCGGTGCGTCGGGATATATCAACCGACTGACAGACGACGGCGCTCTTCTTGAGTTTGCTCAGGATAACGTCACTGAAGGCACTATTTCTGTCTCCGGCACCACCGTTACTTACGGCGGCGGTCACATTGCACGCTGGTCGCAACTACCAAATACCGAAGATCCGTCAACGCTACTCAAAGGCACTGTGATGTCCAACCTGGACGAGATGTGCGAGTGGGGAGAGGAAGACAACGAACAGCTCAACAAAACCAAAGTGAGTAACGTTGAAGGCGACCCAAACGTGGCTGGCGTATTTGTATCCACGTCGTTTTCCGAAGAAGGTCCACTTGATTTCTTCGTCGGCATGACCGGCGACATGATTATCCGCATCGCCGAAGGCGTCACCGTGCAACGCGGTGATCTGCTCATGTCCGCTGGTGATGGGACGGCCAAGCCCCAGGATGACGACATCATCCGCAGCAAAACCGTTGCCAAGGTGACTTCAACCCATGTCACCTGCACCTACGACGATGGCAGCTATTGCGTGCCTTGCGTGCTGATGGCTTGCTAGAGCCAGTAACCCTACTCGTTAAAACGTCTGGGGCGGTACACACCGCCCTTTTTAATGCGTGGTAGGGTTGGTGGGGCAGCGAGTTTGCACCTCCTGCCCCTGGCCACGATCCCCTGGAGACCATGACCAACGAAGATTACACGTTCCGGTCCACTGCAGTTGTGGACCCAACCCCAACCAGTTTCATCTTCTTGCGGAAAAATACGGAAGAAGTAATTCGTCTTGATAAAGAAGGCTTCCACTACAAAGGCGAGTTCATCGCTGATGCTGGCGAAGCTCATCGGCTGATGGTTGCGTTTCTGAAGCAGAACACCGCCCAGCCCGAGCAAAAGGTGCCAACGGATGAGGAGATCCTGGCGTTATCCCACGAGCATGAGGTTTCGTACACCATGTGTGACGGGCATGTGATCTACCCGAAGCAAGAAGGATGCGACATGCGCGATGACGTGCTGTCCTTTACCCGCGCCGAAAACAAACGCTTTATTAAGCAGTTCGTAATAAATCGCCTTTGGAGCGACACCGACAAACTTCGCGTTGATCTCAGCAACTACGCGATCACCCGTGGCATCAACGATCTTGAAGCCATAGAAGAGTACGAGTATCAAGTAGAACGCATCCAAAAAATGTTTGCCTGTTACTAAGTAGTCATTACCACTAATCACCCATGACACAAGAACATCCCATCACCCCACCGCCTGAGCTGTTTGCCGAGTGGCTCGCTGATGCCAAGCGACTGCACCCTGGAGAGTCAACTGGCTTCATCGCCGGCGAAATTGCAAGGCTTGCCTACCAAGCCGGCGCAGATCAGGAGCTGGAGGCGTGCTGTGAGTGGACGGCGCGCTGCGCTCAATGGGAGCCTGAAGATGTCGCGGAACTCCGTGCCGCCCGCCGCCCCAAGCCGCCGAGCTTGAAGGAGCAGGCACTAGCGCTCGTTGAGCAGCACGAAGACGGATGGCGGCCGTCACCCAAGGACTGGGACACCATCCGCCTTGCTCTGGAGGCCCTGCCCGATGACTGACCATTTTGGGGAGCTGCACAAAATGGTTCCAGCCGACTTCGACGCCTTGCTGCGTCGGCTGTCCAAGCCGGGCCGGTACTGCCCTAGAGCCGCCAAAGTCCTGTCCACGCCCGCGCCTTGGGATGCCGATTGCGACAGAACCTCTACACCTGATGACCGATGACTGACTTCCGATCACTGTGCGCTGAGCTGTTGCAAGAGCTGGAGCACGCCTCTGCCTGGGACTACCAGAAAGCCCTGAAGGATCAAGCCCGCGCCGCCCTGGCCCAGCCCGAGCCGCAGGGGCCGACGGATGAGGCGTTGATGACAGCAGCTAGAGACGCGGTAGACGCCTATCCACGTTGCAGCGAACTGCCGTACTTCATGAGTCCCGAATCGGACGAATACGAGCCACTGCTGCTAGCTCTACGGGCCGCTGCATGTTTAGGCAGTCCTGCTATCAAGCCTCAGAAAATAACGGACGAAGATTTACTACAACTGGCTCAACGAAACAACATTGCGGAAGTCCGGCCTGATGGCACGGTGCTCTATCCGTGGCAAGGCAGTCAAGACATGCGTACCGACGTGCTGTCATTCGCCCGCGCCGTCCTCGCCCGTTGGGGCCGCCCCACCATCGAGCCGGTGCTCGTTGCTGAGCGCCTGCCGAGCTCACTCGCTACCAACTCCTAGCCATCGCCGCTGAACTAGAAAGCAATGACTGAACTCTCACCACAAGCGCAGGCGGTGCTGGATGCCGCTTACCGGCGCATGGATGACAACCCCCATAACGAGGTGGAGGCCACGCTCGCCGCCGCCCTGCGAGCTGCTGCGGATCAGGTGGTGCCGACAGAAATGGATCTGCCTCCCATTGCGCCTGACCTTGGGCACTTTCGACAACACGAGCGACGTCTAACCCGCCAGCGTCTCCTCGCCATCGCCGACGAATTGGAGGGTGCCAAGTGAAACTCGAACACAAGCGAGCACTCCGTTTGAAATGGCCGAGCAGTTCGACATCGAGTTCGAACGAATCGCCAAGCTATTCAACTACCCAAACTACTCCGACGACCAATGACTGAGAATCACCTGATTACCCCACCACCCGAGCTGGTGCAGCAGTGGTGGGACGACTTCAACGGTGCCTTCTACGAGTTTGAAGCAATCACCGCCAAGGTTTTCCAAGCCGGCGCCGATCAGGAGCTGGAGGCGTGCTGTGAGTGGCTAGACCAGAAAGTGCTGCTGCAGCATCAATCTGATGTTATTCCTGAACTCCGCGCCACACGCAGGCCTAAGCCAAAGAGCTTGAAGGAGCAGGCGCTTGACGAGCTGCACATCAGTTTCGACAGGGGCTACCTCAAGGAAGGAGCTGCCGACACCATCCGCCGCGCACTGGAACAACTCCCCGACAACGAGTAGTCGCTTCCTCTAGCGTTTTTACACAAGAAAAGCCCGGCCGACACCCTTTTTGTCAGCCAGGCTTATTTTTTGTCAGTCGCGCTTAAGGGTCTCGTCGGCTTGCGCAGTAAAAGTGCTGAGCAGCTGTTCGTACCTAAGTTCCGGCTCGGATGCCTGCTTCACCACCTGCTCACATACCGCAGCTGCGAGCACTTAACGTGCAAACGCAATGACAGCATCATTACCACTGAACTGGACTTCGCTGCTAAAACCGCACGCATGACCGTACACTATGGTCAAGGTTTCGTTGTCGGTCATGCTAGAATGCTAAACCCTACACTTAACAATGCGTTTAACCCTATCACAAGCTTGGGACCGCTTCCTAGCCGAGCGCTCAGTTTCACTGTGTCCTACGAGTCTCACTTCGGATTACAGCCAAACCACAAAATGGCTCCACCGCTGTCCGATACAGAATGTTGAAGAAGGTCGGCAAGTCTTGACTTGGGTTCTCCAGCAGCAACCCATCCTTGCTTCTCGTCGCGTTGCTATGTACGTCAGAAGTATGTACAAATGGTGTGCACAAGAAGATATCGCCATCCTGCAACGCAATCCAGTCGCCAGCTTTAGAATGCCTAAGCGACCACAGCGTGACGAAGAAATCGTCGTAATTCCACGCAACGAGGTCGCATTACTGCTGGTGGCACTTGAGGCCAAACGCACCTATCGCACAACAAACTGGAGTGCATACGCCGAATTTATGCTGCAAACCGCGATGCGTACAGGCGAAGTCAGAGCCATGCGTTGGGAGGACATTAAAGACGGCAAAATCTTGGTTCATCAAAATTTTACGCTAACGCATGGACTCAAGAACAGCACTAAAACAAATAAAAAACGCTGGGTACCGCTTAATATCCGCGCCCAGCAAATCATTGAAGCGGCGGATCAATGCAGCGAGTACGTTTTTCCTTGGGATCGTCTTGCGTTTCAGAGCTATTTCAGAAAGAAAGCGGCCCAGCTTCACGCCGCTGGCTTGACATCTCACATCTACCGCCCGTATGACGCCCGCCATACTGCCATCAGCCGCTGGCTCGAAGCTGGCATCCCAGTCACGCAGGTTGCGGCCTGGGCCGGCAATACTGCAAACGTGATCTTCAAGCACTATGCGGGGACCACGCAGGATTACGAGATGCCGGTACTTTGAATCGGTAATCCGCCGTGTTTTTTGGTGGCGATACTGCTAAATTTGCTGTATCGCCACCTTTTCTTATGGCAACCACTTTTGAATGGCACATCGCGAACATGGAGCATTATACGGCGGATGGCGTCGTATTTACGGTGCATTATACAATCGGCGCCAATGACGGCACTTATAGCAGTTCTGCGTATGGATCTATTGGGCTTGAAAAGCCTGATCCTTCCGCAATGGTGCCGTATGCCGATTTAACTGAGGAGCTTGTGGTGGGCTGGGTGAAACAAAACTTTGGTGACGACAAAGTCGCTGAAATCGAAGCCGCGCTTCAGCAGCAACTTGATCAGCAGCATGCACCTACCGTTGCGCCCGGTCTCCCGTGGGCTTCTTGATCGCCGTCACGGCATTACTGCTAGCCATCGTCATTCTCGGCTTAATGATTTGGCAGTGGTGCCATACTTCTGATTGGCAAGATCGTTACTACTAACTAACAGCCGGCGTCAATAGCCGGCTTTTTATTGATTTACCCCGAGCCCGAACCCATTCTAAGGTTATGCACACGTGTAAGCTAACCTCAGGTCCCTAACACTTCATTGGCAACAAAAGCAAAAACCGGCACCGGCCGGCTTGACCACCAAGCTGGTCGCCCCAAAACCACCCGAGACGGGTACGGCCAGAACAGTCGTCCGCGGAAACGCGGCAAGAAAAAACGAGTCGGCCAGGGCCGCTAATCTGAGAAAAAGGTCAGCGGCATGCCTTGTAATGGAGCACTTCGACGAGGCACCTGTTAGCACCAAACCCCCTGAAAACCCCTTCAACCAAATCGTGCCAGCTCTACTGACCGCTGCTGTGGTCGGTTTAGCTGGCCTTTTTATGCAAGTCGCCAAGCTGGACCAGTCCGTCAGCACCGTTGCCGCCGATATCCAAGAACTCAAAAACGACTCCAAAGAACGGCTCACCGATCTCGAAACCCGCGTGCGCCACATCGAAATGACCGTCGGCAGCAAAAAATGAGCGTCGTCAACACCACCGGCTACGGCAACGGCTTCCGCCTGGATCAACTGGAGAACGAACGCGGCGAACTGTACTACCGCGCCTGCAAGGACAGTATCTGCCGCTATGCCGAAGATCACTACATCGCAATGATGTACCTCGAAGGCATGGGCTGGGACCCTAAGCAAACTCCCCTGGCTTAGCCCCAAAATCCGGCCCCGGGTCCCTCCCTGTCGTGAGCACCGCCACCGCCCTCGCATAGAAAGGGCTGCTCGTCTTCCCGGCGCGCTCCAGCGCCTCCTTCACCTTTGCCCAATTCTCCCGAGTGCGGTCGTCCATCAGTACAGCCACTCAGCAGCGGGCCTGACTCCGGCACCCGGCACAAAGCCGCCGCCACCGCGTACATCTAGATGTACGAAGCCGCGTGGTCGCCCGTCCCCCAGACCCCCAGCCCACCTGACTTTTATCCACTGGTAGAAGCTGTCCAGGCTCCGGTCCACTGGGTAGAGGTCGAACGCCTCCCCGAGGACGTGCCTCGAGCCCGGTACCCCTCCCACCTGGGCATTGATCGGCTCCGGCCTGTAGAAGCTCGTCACCCCCAGAGGCCGGCCCCACGCCTCGCGCACTCGCTGAAACTCCGCCGCAGTGCGCAGCAACCGCGTCCGCACCGACGACGTCGGCCCTGGAATTCGCCGCCGGTCCCACTGCAAGATCTCACCCACAGTCAGATTTGGCGTTACTAGACAGTTGAAGTCGCCCCAATCGACATCAGGGCGCATGAACTCCCCCGAGCCGATCACCTTCCGCCAGTGTGGCTCGAACACAAACCAAGTCCCGGCCCCCGCCGCCAACTCCACCCGCGCATGCCCATCCGCCGGCCGCTCCGTGTATGCAACCACTGCATAATCTTTCCCGACGGGCACCAGAACCTTCTCCTTCTCACCGAGCTCGGCAGCCGGAACTGGCTCCTTCTTCAGCCATGTCACATGCACCGCCTCGATCCGGTACAAGATCGACTTTGGCTCCGCCTTAACCACAGGCTTGCTCACCACCGAGGACGGTGCCCGCTCATCCATCAGCTTGATCAACTTCTCTGCGTAGGTCGGATCTGTCGCGTACCCCTGATCCACCAACGCCTTCGCCGCATCCTCTCGCGTCGCCGCCCGATTCACACCTTCGTATTTGTCCCAGTCCCTATACCATCGAGTAACCAAGTACCTCACACACGCCCCGAGATCCGAGAAGTCAATAAATTCTGCCGTTATAGTTATCCACTTTCCATCTATAAACTCTTTAGTTTCTTTACCTGTTCCAGTACCCTTCAAACCAAAATAATTATGTTTACCACTCGTGTGCTTCCCGTAGCCACTCTCAAGTGCCCACTGTGCTGCCACAAGCTCGGGGTATTTAGCCCCCGCATCTTCCCCTGCCTGCCGCACACCCTCCCAGGTGTTCGAGTACGTCTTGCGAGTAGCCACAGATTTCGCGCAGATACTTCACGCTACCGGCGCCGCTGCACCTCACGCCAATAGCGGTCCTCAACCTTGCCCTGCCAAGCCTGGTACTGCGACATACGTGCCGACGCCCGAGCTCGTTTCTTCCGCAGGTTCCAGTCATAAAAAAACTGGGCATCCTCCACCAAGCGATGAAGGAGCCCATTTGGTAAACGCTCTGCGATTCGGTTAAGTTGAGCCAACAACCGAGAACGCAGCTCGCTCTCGTCCATCAACCGGCCACAGCCACGGACTTACTGGAGGCTTTCACGCTCGCTGCAGATTGAGGCACAAGCCGAATTGCATCATCCTCGATCACGATCTGCAGTTCATCGCCCGGCTCCACACCAAACTTCTCCGAGTACGTCTTGCCTACCAAAATCACACCATTACGATGGACGGTAGTCATAAACTGCGCTGCTTTACCAGGCTTCTTGCTGGTTTTCAGCTTTACACCTTTAGCTTCAAGCAGTGCCTCGTGCAACTTACCGATGAGCAAGCGCTCATTACCCTTATCCGTATTGCGCACGTAGCCAGCCTCGCGAGCTAGCTCGGCTTGATCCATGTCCGCATTGGCTTTCACAAATGAAAGCAGGTCTTGCCCAGTGAGCATGAGTGGTAAAACGCTACGAAAACAGCGTATCACACAAAGCTCTACTTGGCATCGGCCCAGCTACTACCAAAAGAAGCTTCCGCCACGATAGGCACCAACTGACAAACTACCGAACCCGCGGCTTCCATAGCTCCGGCTAATGTTTTCGCCCACTTCTCCACTACCCCATCCTCAACCTCGAGAACGATCTCGTCGTGCACCATGGCAATAAGCATCGCTTCCTCTGGCTTAGCCGCTTTTATGTTGTCCCATATCATCGCGATGGCAATCTTAGCGATGTCACCCGCTGTACCCTGCACTTGCGTGTTGATTCGCGTAGTGTATTTATCATTAAAGCCTGTCAGTATCCTACGCCTACCATACCTAGTAAATACAGCGCGCGTAGTCTTATTGCCTTCTTGCATCTGCCACTCATAAAGCTGGGGATACGCTTCACGAAACCCAGTAACGAGACCCTGGGCTTCTTCTAGCTCCATATCTACACCATACTGTGCAACAGCTTGCTTCCTTAACGTAGCAGCACCTGCCCCATACAAAAGCCCGAAATTACAGAGCTTTGCAGAAGTACGCTCTTTCTTCGTAATAGTATCAGCACTTTTACCTGTCACTAAAGCTGCGGTCTCTGTGTGCAAGTCCCGCCCAGCTCGGTACGCCTCCAGCATGCGCTCTTCACCAGATAGCTCCGCGGCCACCCTCAGCTCCACCTGACTGAAGTCAGCCACAACCAAGGTGTAACCCTCACGAGCGCGAAACAGACGCCGAAATTCCCCCTCCCGCGGCACTTGCTGAAGATTCGGACCTGAGCAACTCAGCCTGCCTGTCTCTGTCCCCATCTGCCGGTACCCCGCATGGATCCGCCCATCCGGTCCAATCGAATCCAGCAGTTTCTCAATGTGAGACACGCGTGTTACAGCCGCCTTCCACTCCATGTACATGGCCACGAGCTCGTACTCCCCCTTCAGAAACGCCAGCAGGTTCTGATCCAAACTCGGTGCTCCCTTCTCGTCCGGTGGCAGCAGAATGCCCGCCTGCTCAAACCGCTCCGCCATCTGCTTCGGCGAGCGCGGGTTGAACCCCTTGTAGCGCTTGGTTCCAGCGCGGATCGACCCCGAGTCCTTCTCACGTGTGTTTAAGACCCCGTCCTCATCCCGCGGTAGCCACACAGCCGGCTCATCCGAGTTCTCCTGTTTGATCGCCAGATCCAACGCCTCAAGGAATGTCGTCTTAAGCGTCTCAGCATTGTCTTGCAATGAGACTTGCAGCGCCGCGGCAGACACCGCATCAAATCCAAACCCGTTCCACTGCATCCGAGCGATGGGCCGAAGCGCCATCATCTCCAACTTGAAGATGTCCCACAGCGTCACCGAGGGCGACACCTCTGACTCCTTCAGCGCTGCTACGAGTGCGGGCACCATCCTCGGTAGACACACCGCGTCCCGGGCGGCATAGCGGACCATCTCATCCGAGATCTCCCCTGCCCAGTTGGCCTTCTGTAGCTCCTTAGGCAGTGGCACCTTCAGCACACGGCTTACCAGACTCCCCAGGTCGTTCTTTGCCCCTGTGCCGTTGTTCACCACCTTGGCGGCAATCATCGTGTCGAAGATCGAGCCACCGAGCTCGACACCTTCCCCCGCTAGGAAGTTCAAGTCGAATGCAGCATTCTGCAGCACCTTCTTCTTCGGCCCCTCGAGCAACGCCTTCAGCTGACGTAGCCCTGGTGCATCCCAAGGCAGCTGCCGCTCGCCCTCGGTGCGCCAACCTTCCACATCGACCACCAACGCATAGTCGCAACTTGCGACTTGGATGAGACGCACGCGATTCACCAGTGGATCCAGGCCAGTGGTCTCTGTATCCACGCCCAGCGGACCCACTGCCTCCCCGAGCTCGGAAACGCGCCGGGTCAGCAATGCCGCAGCCTGTGGACCACGAATGAAGTCGAAATCCACATTATCTAAAGCTTCCTTGTGAGCAAGGGATTCATCGGACGGCATACTCGGTTAAATGCAGTGGTTGTGTGGACGACCTTACTCTTAGCTTTGCTCAAGAAGCAGCACTAAGGCAGATCGATGATTGTACCAATGTAGCAGAGCTAAAAGCTCTAGCTAAGAGTCTCATTAAGTCTCACTTCACATCGCGCAGCTTCATAGCAACACTCTTGCTCCGCGAAACAACCCTGGGGCCCAGCCCCAGCTACCAGGCCGAGCTCGATGACGAGCTCCCCTGGCGCCAGGGCTAAGAGCGCAACATCAACCCCAATCGGTGTCCTCCCAATCTCCGTAGTCCTGCGTAGAACCGGGGGTCCCATATATCTCCGAGGCCGTGTCCAAAACCTCCGGCGGTTTTTCCGAAACCGCTGTGCTGGAGAGGGTTTCAGCCTCGGAGGTTTTGGACAACCCCTCCGTGTGTCCGAAACTGTCCGAAACCTCTAGGGGCATTTCGGCAGCGTTTTCCACAAAAGTTTCCACAGGCAGCTCGGTCTCATGCGTTGCATCTGAGACTGTGCCTTGCTGACCTGTTTCGACCTCGGAGGTTTTGGACATTTTGGGGTTTTGGACAATTTCGTCTGGACCCTGTCCAAAACCCAAATCCCCTCCAGCACAAGGAGTCCCAAAGAAAGAAGGAGGGTTTTGGACACTCCGACCCTCGTATATAGGGGCTTTGACTGAAAAACCCACCTGGGGTCTCCCACCTTTAGGTCCCGTCTGTCTCACTCGGGTTTCCTCTACGAGGCCGGCAACAACCCACCGCTGCGCCCACCGCTTAACCGTCTTCTCACTGACGATCGTCCCTGGTCCCCTACGCCCTGCCAGCCGGCTGTTGAGCGCGTAGCGCAGCTCCTTAGCTGTCATCGGCGCCTCTGCCTCCTTGAGGATCCCGAGAACGATCGTCCGTGGCGTCTCATCGCCCTGCCCACCGTTCTCTCGGGTCACAGTCGGGGTGAGATCCTCAATGCTCAGCGCTTCCTCAATGTCCTCCTGCACCAGGAAGCGATCCCCACCCCGCATGCCCCGACTCTTGTCGATTTCGAGGATGAGCGCATGATCCCCGTACTGAGCGCGCTCCTCGTCCGTCAGGTCCTTCAGTTCCCAGGTCTCGTGCACCGCATTCCGCAGCGTGTCTGTGCCGCGGAACTTCGTCCCGTCCTTGGTGTTGTGGTGGATCCACAGAAATGTCGTCGGTGGGAACGCCGTCCCGTTCTCCCGCGCCAAGCGGTACAGCGTGTTCGAGTACTCCTTCTCGTACTCCTTGGCCGCAATCATCGTGCTCACCGACGTGAGTGAGTCGACTACCACCAGTACTGGCTTGAGCTCTTGCAGCCACCGCAAGAGCACCCTGTACTGGCTTTGTTGCCACTGCGGTTTGAATCGGAACCAGGTATCGGCACCGGTCGAGTCAATCCCCTGCTGATCCAGGTACTCCGCATAGTCCGTCATCGACATGTCGTTGCCGATGAACAGCACATTCCCCGAGACCGTCGGCTCGACCGTCAGCCCCCGCACCTTCATCGGCAGCTTCTGGCCCACGATCTTGGCCAGCAGCACGGCAAGGCGTGTCTTACCCATCCCGCCCCTTGCGTGCAAGAGAATCGAGCTCGGTGCCGACACAAAGTCCGGGATCAGGTAGTCCCGCTGCCCGCGCATCTTCTCCTGCCACTGCGGGTCTTCCTCTACCTGCTCCTGGTGCAGCAGGAACCGCTCGAGCGCTGACTCCACCTGCGGCCCCGACTTGTACACGTGTGTCAGCCCGGAGTCCCGCACCAGCTCCATCAACTGGTAATGCGCGAGCTCGGCATTGTCGTACCCGTTGATGATCTTCTCGGCTGCCGTAAAAAACTCCTGCCCCGATAGCCGTTTCAGCGGCGCATCTTTGATGGTGACCTCGGTCGCCGTTGCGCACGCCGGGTAGTCGTACCCCAGCTCCACGGCCAGCTCCGCCACATAGGCCTCGAGGGCGGGCCCACTCGGACGCCCAGCGTGCATGTCCTTGGTGCGGATCTTGTGGACGAAATCGAGCACGTCACCACCTACACCACACGCTTTGCAGTCCCAGCAACCGGTCTCTTCCGCGTACTGGAATGTCGTCCCGCTCTGCCCCCCGTGCCACGGGCAGCCGCTCATGCGCTGGGGCTTATCTCCACCGCGGCTCTTCCACCCGTACCGGTCAAACACCTCGTGGTTGAACACCAGATCAGCCAACCGCGGCCGCAGCAGCGACTGCACCTCCTCCTTGAAAAACCACCCACGGATCTGACGTGGCGGGACAGCTGTCTGCCCCCCGAGCTCGCTCATCACCTCCTTCTGCTCAGCCTCGGACAGCCATTGCACCGGCTTCCGATGTGGGCGCAGCACATCCAGCACCCACTGCGGTGCCGTCTCTACCTTTCCGCCGTTGTAGTTGAGGAACCGATAGGGCTGCTTTGTTTCCGGGTGTGGTGAGCCAGGGACCACGCTCTGACAGGCGTTGAACCGCAGCACCACCTCTTCGTAGGCAGCCCCACTGATCGCATCCACATCACCACCGGCACCCCGGTTTGTATCCCCATGCCCCAGGTGCCACTGCCCATCGTCCGTGCGCAGGGTCAAGGTCTTCACATCCCCGAGCTCGGGAACCAAACGCTTGGGCACCTGATACAGGATCTGCCGACGCCCGGGCTTACCCGAAGTCCACGACATGGTCCGCTCCTCGCCGTAGACCTCGTACTCCGGCCCTGCCACTTCGCGATAGCGCTGATCGGCGTCAGGCCCATCGATGTCGAGGGCGATAAGTCCCCCCGAGAACGAACCTGTCACCACACCCAGGCCTACGTATTCCTGCCTGAGCTGGTAGGCCGTCATGCACTCAATCCGCGTCAACGGCTTAGTGCTCCACTCCTTTACAAAGGTGGCTTTTCCCGCAACTGGCACAAAAGCCCATCCATCTGGAAATACATCACGTCGCAGCAATTCGATAGCTCGCCCTTTTAAGAGATCCGAGCTATTGCCATTGAGCTCTTTGTCTATTACGATTTCTGCAGCAAGT